GGATTCTTATGGTAAGATTCGTGTATGTGACTTGGCGTTCTCAATCAATCAGAAGGAACAGGAGTTTGACGAAGGTAAAGCTCGTATGTTCGTTATGAAATCGCGAAATGGTAGGGCAAGATATATTGTACCTATCCGAATCGACTACACTAGACTTGTTATTACACAGCAATGAGCAAACAAAAATTTCCTAAATATACTCACCCGATGACCATTTATACCGGCATCAAAACTTTCGAGATAAAACAACAATCGTTAGAGAAAGATAATCTTTATGGTTGTGTTGAGTTTCCTAAATATCTTCTTTCTATTGACCCCAATCAAAGAGTTGAAGATTATAAAAGTACTTTGCTCCATGAAATATGTCATATTGGTTATGAAATTTTTGGACTCAACGATGATGACGAGATACCAAGCATGAGTAACGAATACTTAGTAAGTGTAACCTCTAACATGGTTATGCAGATGGCAGGACTTAACCCTGAACTTTTCCAATTTATTTTTTCTCCAAATGATTAATATCAAAGACGTATACGATAACATCGAAGATTCCTATATGGACATCACCAAGAAGTACATCGCTATCTCCGAACACAACTTTCAGGAAGCGATGTCCAACCACCCTTCTACCTTTGCATTTTTTGCAGGGGTTATGGCTTATGCTAAGAAGGAGGTAGACCGAGCTAATCTACTTCTTGAAACCCGAGAAGCTGAGATTAGAGAGGAACGTAGAGAGGAGCTTTTTAGCAAGGGTCAGAAAACTACTGACCGTGCTTTAGATGCCTATCTAAAGACTCAGGCTGAGCTACAAACCTTACAACGAGGTATTACAGCAAAAGCCCACAAATATAATTTATGTAAAAATATTGTGTCCAGTTTGGACCACCAAAAGGATATAATAATACAGCTCTCCGCGAACAAACGAGCGGAAGCTAAACTAATTGAACAACTTTAATACTATGGTTAACATCGAACAACTAAGAAAAAAATACCAAGAGATTAATAATCCTGGTGGCTCCGGAGGTAATAACGATTTCCTCAGTAAATTCTTCATGATGGATGAAGGCACTTCTGTAGTGCGTGTACTTCCAGCAAAGTCTGACGACAGAGAATTTTATGCTGAAACTGCTATTCACCGAATCAATGATAAGAACTATCACTGTCCACGTGTAAAAGACCAAAAGTGTCCTGTATGTGATACTTACTACAACATGTGGAAAGAGATTAATGCTATTGGCAAAGACACTCCTAAAGGTAAAGAGCTTGCTGACCTCGCACGTCAAATCAAAGCGCGTAAGCGTTACTACATGAATGTGGTAGACCGTCGTGATGAGTCTGTTAAGATTTTATCTGTTGGACAAAAGCTGTTTGGAAAAGTCCTTGACTGCTTCTTTGACGAAGACTTTGGTGATATTACTGACTTGAAAGAAGGTTGGGACTTTAAAATTGTTAAAGATACCCAAGGTCAATGGCCGAACTATGACAAGTCTTCACCTAAGCCAAAGCAAAGCGTTGCGGGAAGTGATGCACAAAATGCACAGTGGATGGATGAACTTCATGACATTCATGGTCTAGTAAAGATTGCTGATTACGACGAGCTTAAAGGTCTAATGATGGAACTTGAAGCGGCGAGTAAAGGCACTCACCCTGACGCTATCGCCGCAGAACAACCGGCATCTAATGATGATGATGATTACATGTCTCACCTCAAAGATTTAAAAGTGGACTAAATGGAAAAGAAAGAAAAGCTAAAGATTCTAGCTTGCCCAAGTAACCATGGAGGATGCGCGTACTACCGCATGCTCCTTCCTATGCAAAAGCTAGAAGAACATTATGGAGACGAAGTTGAAGTCCGATGGGATGACAACCCGTTGGGTTGGGACGCGTCCGCTAAAACACAAACTCCTCCCGACTTTCAATATGAAAACCTGAAATGGGCTGACGTAGTATTCACTCAGAACATTCATAATTTTGGGGGTTTGTATACCGCAGAGATTCTGCGCAAAGCCCACGAACTTGGTAAGTTTACTCACTTTGATACTGACGACCTTTTAACAGATTTGTATGAAGGTCATAGGTTGTATGGAGTTTATAAAGAACAACAGTTGAATAAAATTACTGAATACATCTACAATAACGTAGACCTTGTATCAGTAACACAACGTAAGTTTGCTGAGTTTATTGAAAAGCATGTTAATGGGGCTTTGGTGGTAATTAAAAATACTATTGATTACGCACTTCCTCATTGGAATTTGCAAAAACAACCTAAACCAAAAAAACTTACTCGTATGGGGTGGGTAGGAGGTATTCACCATGATGTTGATGTAAAACATTTTGCGGGACTTCCCTACCTTGTCAATCAGAAAGTTGGAAAGGAGAGAGTTCATTGGGGATTTTATGGACGTCCTATGCAAAAGCCAAGCGAGCGTGATTGGCAATCGGATGTGTGGGATGGTTATGAAAGAAGTTTTAAATATGGGTTCAAAGGTCACAGCAACTATGCTATTTATCCTGCGATGGCTCCCAACCAATACGGAGCAATGTATACCAATATTGATGTAAACTTAGCCATTCTGGATGATAACCCGTTTAACCAATCCAAGTCAGAGATTAAAGCTATTGAAGGAGCGCGTTACGGCATCCCTTTGATTGCTACAGATGTTGGATGTTATGACGAGCTTATCGTTAATGGTGAAACAGGTTATTTAATAGACCCATCTAATCCAAAGAAAGAATGGATACGAGTTTTAACTAGATGCATTAAAGACCCTAAGCATGTAGAAGAAATGGGTAGAAATTTAAAAACTTTATGTGATGAGTTATACGATATTAACAAAGTAATTGGAGGTAGGTTAGATTTGTATAAGAACCTGATAAATATGAAAGAAGACGCTATTAAAGCTTCTCAAGGATTTACTACTCCTAATACTTTAAACGACCCTGTTAATGCCGGTATGTTCGCATTAAACCAAGAGGTAACTTTACAAAACCCATTAGATAAATGAACTATTTAAGTGTTGTAGCGGTATTGAAAGACGAAGCTAAGAATCTTCGTGAGTGGTTAGATTTTCACATCTCTGTGGGAGTTGACCACTTTTACCTATATGATAACGGAAGTACTGATGGTACAAAAGCAATTTGTGATAGGTATGACAACATTACTTACACCTACAACACTATGGATATGTGCCAAATGGCGTGTTATTATAACGCGTTGACCGCGTACAGAGACCAGTCTAAGTGGATGGCGTTTATCGATTTGGATGAGTTTCTTTTTTCTCCCTCCGAGGAATTAAAAGAATGTCTTAAGGATTTTGAACAGTTTCCCGGAATAGCAGTAAACGAAGTGTTCTACGGTTCTAATGGACATGAGGTCCGTCCACCCGGAGGAGTATTATTAAATTACACCAAGAGAAGAAAAGAACCTGACAAACATATTAAAACTATTCTACAACCCCCGTTCGCCCTTTGCTCAGCAGATAACCCCCACTCGTTTTGGTATAAACAAGGAGGTGCTGTAAATGAAAATAAACAACCGTGTCCTGGACCGTTTAACGAACCTGGAACGGTGGAACGTTTACGTATTAATCATTACTGGGTTAAATCTAAAGAGGAGTATAAAACAAAACTCACACGAGGAAGGGCAGATGTCCCTTCACGTGACCCTAAGTTCAGATACACAACTGGCTTAGGAAGAAAACTAGAAGATGTATTTCAAGAAGATAATGAAGTAGAAGATACTATTATATGGAAACACTTGGAGAGAGAACATGGCTAAAATAAAAATTATATCAGGGTGGTCTCAAGAAGGAGGCTCAACCTTTTCCCTTATGGAGTTATGTGACTTGTTTAATGAAAGAGGTCACGACTGCACTTTTTACGGACCACATGCATGGCACTTGGATAAATGTAAAGGAGACATGAACCATAATTTTAAGTTTGAGAAAGACGATATTATAATAGGTCATTTTATTCATTTAGCTGCACGTCACCCATTACCTAAAAAAGTTTTATTAAGTTGTCATGAAAAAGCAATCTTCCCTTTACAAAAACTGCAACGAGAAATAGCAGGATTTGATGAGATTCGTTTTATTAGTGAAGACCAAATGAATTGGCAGGGAATGGACGGTACAGTCATCCCTAATACTATCAGAGGAGTAAAAGACTCAGGTAATCATCCTGAGGGAGTCGCCGGCGTTATCGGTACAGTATGTCCGTTAAAACAAACACATGTTTCAGTAAAGAGAGCTTTGGATGATGGGTGTAGAAAAGTTTTAATTTATGGTAATAGTTTAGACAAAAACTACTTTAATAAAGAAATACAACCTTTGTTAAATTATAACCAAAACGTTGTTTACATGGGTATGGAATTAGATAAACAAAAAATTTATGATTCTATTTCATGTGTATATCAATCAAACTCAGACGAATTACCCGAAGCCTTTGGCAGGGTAAGAGCTGAGTGTATTCGTGCAGGTATACCATACCACGGTAATGCCAACGCGACTACAGAGTTTGAGTTGTGGGACGAGGATAAGATTTACAAGGCTTGGACAGAGTTATTAGAATTATGAAAACTATAGGTATTATTGGATTTGGTGAAATTGGACAGGGCTTAAATAAAGTCTATGTCGATAACGGCTTTACGCCTTTAATTAAAGATTTAGATAGAGATGATAATTTAGATGAGGTAGATGTTTTAAACATCTGTATTCCATTTAGTACGTCTTTTGTTCGTGATGTAAAACATTACTTGTACGAACTCAATCCGGGAATTGCTATCATTCATTCTACGATACCTCCCGGAACCACTCATGAGATAAGCATTGATTACCCTAACGTAGTCCACTCCCCTGTAAGAGGTCTCCACCCAAACTTAGACACAGGTATTAAAACCTTTGTAAAGGTGTTTGGAGGTATAGAAGCAACAAGAGCCGCTAAGCATTTTGAACATGATTTAGGAGTTGATACGTGTGTGTACGAATCATCACGAGCGACTGAGGTTGCGAAGCTTTTAGACACTTCTTATTACGGAGTATGTATTGCTTGGCACGATTATGTTCGTCAGCTATGCGAACAGCATGGAGTTAATTTTAATGAAGCTCAGTCTCATTATAACTTAACATACAATCGTGGCTATGAAGACCTAGGTAAACCGCACGTGGTCAGACCTACTCTTACCCCACCTGAGGGAAGTATAGGAGGTCATTGTGTTGTACCTAATGCAGAGCTTTTACGTAAAGTTCTAGACTCAAAGTTGTTGGAGGCAATTACAGATTTGAAATGATTACTGACTCCTTCAACAATGATTTTGATTTTCTTTTAGAAAGATTAAAAAACAAAGATTCTTTTGTGGTTACACGTTTTGGTGATGGGGAGTATAAGATTCTGAGAAATGAGCCTATCACTAATTGTGATGGGTGGACATTCGACCCTGCTCAACATGCAATCTCCTATGAGAAGTTGACCGAGTCTTTTCAATATGACCATAAAGATTATTACATCGGTATCGCTTGTCCGTGTTGTCAGGGACCAGAGCTTATTAATTGGTGTAAAGAAAACAGTGCTCCTAACTTGACGTGGGCAAACATTTTTGTAAATGCTAATTTTCCTTTGTTTGTAGAAAAAATGGTACCTGTTTTAAACTCATGGGAAGGACGTAAAATTTTACTCGCTAATGAAGGTGGGTTAGGAAAACAATTACCTTTGGATGTTGATAAGTTTGTTCCATGTAACGGTCACGCTTTTCTAAGCCCTTATGTCGAGAAGCATATTGAAGAGATGAGCGAGTTAGCTAAAGAAGAAGACGGTCAATTATTTTTACTGTCGGCAGGTCCTTTAGCAAATATCTTAGCTTGTAATCTTCATCAGGTTAATCCTAACAATACCTACTTGAACATCGGGTCGGTACTCGTCCCTTTTACCGGAGGTAAGTTCCGTGGTTATTTAGGGAAACCTCCTCATATGCAAAAGAACTGCGTTTGGTAAAATGTATTTAAACAGTTTAGATTTAAAAGGAGGGGGTGCCTACACTCAACATCAAATAACCGAGTTAGAGGAGTGGCTTCCCGAGGGAGATTCCATACGAGTTCTCGAATTAGGCGCAGGAGACTCCAGTATTAAAATATGTAAAGGACTGGAAAATAAATATGACAAAGTAACGTATGTGTGTTATGAGACGAATGAGCGGTGGGCTCCTAAATATGACACTATCGAGGTCCGTTTACATACCGCCGAACAGTTAAGAAATCATGACCCCGATGTACAGTTAGGGGATGATGAAGTATATGATTTTATTTTAGTAGACGGACCTGATGGTGTGGTTAGAGAAAAGTGGTATTATCTTTTGAAAGAGCATACCATTCCTGGAACCATTATACACATTGATGATTATAGCCATTATGCGGAGTTTGAGGAACAGCTTCATATTAATTTTCCTGATGTGGAAGAGCTTTCTCGGGTAGAGCGAGGCACTATTAACCCACATACATGGCTAACGGTGAGAGTAAAATGATTTTATTATGTTTTGGCACTAGACCGGAATGGTTAAAAATAAAACCTTTAACTAAAGTGTTGAAGGATTATAAACTTTTGTTTACAGGTCAGCATACGGATTTACTGCATGACATCGAGGTTGATTATAAGATTAATATTAACGATGGTGATAACCGGTTAGACCGAGTTGTAGCCGATTGTATGTTACAGTTTCCTGAAGGAGATTTTGATACAGTGTTAGTACAAGGAGATACTGCGTCTGCCTTCGCGTGTGGGTTAGCCGCGTTTCACCGTCAGTTACGTTTAGTGTATTTAGAAGCCGGGTTACGTACAGGAGATTTGAAAAACCCTTACCCTGAAGAAGGTTACCGTCAAATGATAGCTCGTATAGCCAGTATAAATTTATGCCCTACTAATTTATCTATTACTAATTTAGTGCATGAAAGAACTATAGGACAAAAGTTTGTAGTAGGAAACACAGTGCTTGATAACCTGCTATCATATAAGGAAAAATGTTGGTACACTCCCACTGTTTTAATTACAATGCATAGGAGAGAAAATCATGCTCAGATGAGTGAATGGTTTACGGCTATTAACGATATAGCTAAAAAGCATTCCCACCTTAACTTTGTATTTCCTATTCACCCTAACCCAAACGTACAAAAACATAAAAACCTTTTAACCCATGTAAACGTTATAGAACCATTAGAATATAATGAACTTCTTAATATGTTAGTTAAATGTAAGTTTGTAATAACTGATAGTGGTGGGCTTCAAGAAGAAGGAAGCTTTTTTAATAAAAGAGTTATTGTGTGTAGGAAGACAACCGAGAGACCTGAAGGTCTTTCCACAGGTCATTCCATAATGTGCCTCTCCCCAAAAGAATTAAAAAATATAGTTGAAATAGTTAATGATGATTATATTATAAAAGAAGAGTGTCCGTACGGAGATGGTAGGTCGGCACAAAGAATAAAAGATATATTGGAAAAATGAT